ACGTAATCATTGGGGATTAGTTTTGAGGAAACGAATGAACTCAAATATAACCCGGTTGACTTCAGGCACAAAGGGATAATCTCCGAATACTTTAACCTACCTGAAATATCAACAGGGGTTATAATAGTAAGTGTCGCACCCGAAAACGTCACCGATGCGCCGAATATTGAAGTAATGTAAATAGTAAATAAACCTGCCGGGTTTGTCACTCTGTCAATTACATACCTACCATCCACACCCGTACCACCTGAGATTATCAAGACTTGCCCCGGCTCACCAAATGGAGTGCCACTAACAAATACCTGATCTCCTGACGTTGTAATATTTCGTGTGTAGTTAGTAGGAGTACCCAAATTGCGTGAAGCTGTCAGTAAGTCAATATCCTTTAAAGTACCTAACCCATCGGAAGCCACAACCCTGATGGCATGGTTATAATCTACTTCCAATTCGCTTGATTCTTCCTGAAGCATAAACCCAGTAAAAACAACGCCTAAACTGTCATGTGTTACGGTTATCTTAAAAGTGTCATCTTCATTGGAATATAAGTCAACCAAAGAAATTACCCCGTTATTGATAATTTCAATTTCACAAGTCGAACCTTTAATTGCAGCGTGTGGGTTATCATCATCCCATTTGTGTAAAACCGGATTGCCGCCTAATAATATTGCAGTAGATGAACCAACGTAATCCTTTTGGTAAATGTCAACAGTATAGCCTTCGCCTTTCAGCGAATCAAACGTAGATGTATATTTTAAAGCGTATGCCATTAAGTGCCGACATTAAAAGAATTGCCGTATCTCTGATTTGTGAAGTAAATATCCCTGCCCCTCATAACACCGTAAACCTGTATAGACTGCATTGCACCGCCTAAAATCGCACCCGTTTGTGCGGCAGGTGTTACCCTTGCACCTTCAGGAAGGCTGACTAATTCCGGCCCACGTTCACCCACCAATGCAGTACCGCCAGGCGCAAAGCGTGTACCTGTGGCAAACTTTGGTATAAAGGCTTTTAATACGGCACCCAAAACAAGTGATGCGATACCGGCAGCAATGGTTAACCCCGGATTGAATGAACCGGCTTTGATTGCAGCGTATAACTTACCTATCCCAATAGCCGCCAAACCTAACTGAATAAGGAAATCGCCAACGACATTTAATAACCCTTTGAATATACTGTTTATACCGCCTGCAACGTCACCTGAAAATGCTTGGCTAATACCGTCAACTAATACGTTTATCGTGCCTTGTACGGCAGCTAATAACTCAGCATTGAAGTTCTGCAATGGTTTAAACACCTTTGCATTAATGTCATCGTTAAACTGCTTACTGCCTACTAACTGAATATTAGCCGGAACGGTAATTTTATCAGGCAGACTGTTAATATCTTTTTCAACCTGTTGCTGAAAGTTTATCAGTTCATTGTCGCTGATGGATGGCAAAGGTTTAACCCTGAATACTTCATATTGTAATTCCTTTAGTGCCTTTTTTGCCTTTTCAATACCCTTTGTAGGAAATAATATATTTCCGATTATATCTTCTAAACCTAATGCCTTAATTTACTTGTTTAGATTTACAAGGTCTGCATTGAGTTCTGCTAAATCTTTTTTTGTCTTATCCTTACTGAAAAAGTCAGGGTTAAACTCCCTTACACTATTAAACGGATTCTTTTTCTTAAACTCTTCTTCGGCAATCTTTAACTGCTTTTCCAGTATCTGCTTTAAAAGACCTTCCTTTTGATTGGCAAGTAAGTTGGCAAATGCATTTCGTAATACTGAAGCACTAAGATTATTGTATGCATTTGATGTATCAGTTAACGTCTTTTTAAGGTCTATTAACTGTTCCTTTTGTGAAAATGTGGAATTTGTCGCACTCCTTATACTTTCATCATATTTCTTTTGAGCCTCTACCGCCTCATCAATCTTTTTATTTACTTTCTCTGTTTCATCAGCAGCACCACGGCTGCTCATTGTATAGAATGTAATAGCACTAACAACAGCAGAAAAAGCTAATGCGATACCCTGTGGCCCAATTAAAGAAGATGCCAAAGATTTTAACGCACCGCCAACGCCCCCTGATTCATTTTTTAGCCTTGTAAAAGACTGAATTAAAGGGTCAATGTTGTTGGCAATACCTATAAAACCAAAAGGCGCATCTTGTACGACACGCCCTAAGTTCATTAATGATTGCTGGGCTTGGGCTGATCCTGCCTTAAACTTTTGCAGCGAATTAGTGGCTTTTGCCATTTCGGTATTCAACCTACTGGCATCCGCACTAACCACTACCTTTAATTCATCAGCCATTTTTCAACTTTAATTTATGCCGCTTAACAATCTGATTATACAATTCCCTCGAAATCTGCTTTGGCTTTGCCCGCTCAGTTTCAATAGGCCAGAACCGCTCAATATCGCCAATCGCCTTACTCCCTGCCATGCTACACGCTATCCGGTATGCCGCAAACCTCTGTATCAATAAATCATCCTTAATCTTCTCAGCATACCCCTCAGCGGACATATAAAACTCATAAGGCAGCGAAGTATAATATTCATAAGGCGACCAGCCTAACTTACCACAGGCGAACCGTAGATTATCTATACACTGTTCTGAGTAGCTTTTTTTTTATCCTCTTCCAGTTCCTTACCCTTTTCGACAGCCGCCTGCCATGCCTTAGATTCATTCAGTGCCTTACCTACCGCATCCAAAGAATCAGTACCCAATTCATCAACCGAATCACATACCTGCTCAAATGTAAAATCAGGCTCTTCACGTTTAACATAGCAGTTACCACATAAACCGGCATAAACAGCAGCATAGCTGAAAGCAGCCGCGCTGTCACCATTCAAATGCTTACCCAATACTTCGATGGCGTACATGTTGAATTTTACGCCCCTTGTTTTTCCTAAAATCTCAATTTGTGTGTAGCTCATTATAAGTTTACGATTTGATAAGTAATATACACATCCAAAACACCGTCACCCGTTGCCGGATTACCGCCTGATGTGTACAGGTTTAAAGCCTGATTCTCAAAGTTTGACTGAGTAGTACTTACAGCCGTTAAAACAGGCATAGCAGGTTTGGCAAAGGATGATGTTGCCGCCAAAAATGTGCTAATACTATTCGTTACGGCAACAGTAGATGGCGCACCTAAAAACATTTGTAAATTAGTGTTAGTGTCATAGGCTACTGTGCCATCACGTAACCGGAATTTGACCGCCAATACATCGATGAACTTTCCAGAACCTGGCGCAGCAATAACCGCAAAAGGCGTGTTAAAAGTCTTAATGTTGGCAGATGATACCGTTACTTTGACAGTCTTAACAAACAACTCAGCGATATTCTGCGTGGTTGTGCGTTTGGTTATGCCCCCAGATACAACAGGCACAATCTCAGTACCCGTGATAGTTCCTGCGCTTGTTAGCGCACTTATTTTTACGTCTGCCATTATTCTTGTATTAAATAGTTTGAATCTTCCGTTATTAAATTATCGTCATTCTCTGCCAAAATCTTACTCGATCCGGCAGTAACAGTTATTACAGGCGAACCAAAAGGCTGCAACTCCAATGTAAAAGTGGCATCCGCATCAAAAGCATAGTCAGAACTGAGCGAACTCAAAAAGCCTGTACCCGTTTCCACCTCGTCACCCTCAACAGGCGTTTGTGGTGAAATCTTAAATCCAACCGTTGTACGTGACCTCAGTAACTGCCTCAGTGATGTTCCGCTAATCTTCCCTGTGTCCGCATCTTGGATATGATACCCTTCTGCCGAATAGGAAATATTAACACTGCCAATGGACTTATTAGGCCCACAAGCTGAAGCACTGTCAACAGTGTCCACGCTGTCAGATTTTGACACACGGGTAAGACAGACCACTGTGCTGTAATCCGTTCCCCCTGCCGGGTCTATGTATAGGTACATGGGCGCACCCGCACCAACTCTATGCTCTGCCATTGATTAAGATTCGATTGTGATTGTAGGAGTACCAAAAGGCTGTAATTCCAGTGTAAAAGTGGCATCCGCATCGAAGGCGTAATCACTTGACAAACTGGAAAGAAACCCTGTACCCTCTTCAATCTCATCACCTGCTACCGGAGTAGCCGGGGCAATCTTGAATCCAACAGTAGCCTTATCCCTTAAAAGAATCCTCAGGCTTGTGCCGGAAATCTTACCACTGTCGGGATCTTGTAAGTGATACCCTTCGGCTGAATAAGAAATAGACAGGTTCCCTATTGATTTATTTGGGCCACATGCAGAAGAAGCATCGGCTGAATCAACGGTATCTGATTTACTTACACGGGTAAGGCACACAACTGTATCGTATGAAGTACCACCCAACGGATCAATGAAAAGGAGCATCGGGTTATCCGCACCCACTCTGTGTTCTGCCATTTTATTTTTATTTAACTGTTAACAACTATTTTACTATTGAATATTAAAATTCTGCTTATGTATTCCCTGCCTCCAATCTTTCCTAACCTTTGTGTAATGTCGCTTTGTAGGCTCATAGTGACCATTTGTAAACCTGAACCTGTCAAGTCTAAGGCACTTGATGTTCCGGGCAGTAATGCGCCTAAAATCAGCCCTACTGATGTGTTTAAGTCTGCTGAATTGTTATATTTCAGTTTCCAACTGTGAACACTGACAGTTACCTGCGCCTGCCTTGCCCTTGTGTTCAAATCACCCGCATCCTGGCTCTGTACGTCTTGAATGACTGCATAAATAGGGGATGTTAAGTCGTCCGGTTCTTCACCCTCATAAACAGGCACGCCAGTAGTTACAATGGCATCGTAAAAGGCTTTCTGTAATGGAGTGTTTATGTCAATCATTTAAAAATCGCTTTTATGTCTTTTTTTAATTGTGGTATGTTCTTATTAATTGCAGGGTACAGATAAGGCTGTGCCTCTATGCCGTTCCTTAATATGCTCCATGCAATCGCTTCGGCCGCTTTTAATAACCTACTATCATACTCTTTTCCACTTTCAACGATTTCCTCCTTTCTTTTAACCCAATCCAGTATAGCATTCAAAAAGTCGTAATAATCTCCCTTTCCTTTGCCCTGATAACCGGAAGCAATCTTTTGCCAATCCTGCGGCAAAGTGGCAACGTGTTGGGCAGCAAACTTTCGTGTACCAAATTCCAAATAGGCTGCATAATTGATATTCGCTACAACCCCACCCTGTAAGTCACCGT